GCTCATCAGTGTCGAGGTAGATGTAGTCAATGTAGAGGGAGGCAGCGACGAGGCCAGTGGCGGCGACGCGGTCACGCACGGGGTGGAGACCAGAGACGGCGTAGTCCCAGCACATGTTGCGGAGCTCGTTGAACTCGAGGTTGATACGAACCTCGTGGTACTGGAGGGCAATGAGGGGGAGGGCGAGGCCGGCGTTGCGGTTGAACCAGAACTGGAAGGGGACGTAGAGAGTGTACTCAGGGGAGCAGCTGAGGAACTCCTCGGAGGTGTTGGGGATACCAGCACCACAGTCGGCATCACAGCCAGAGCCGTTGAGGACGAGGGTGTTGACGAGGGCAGGCACGTTACCAACCATCTTGGCATAACCAGCCTGCTTACCGGCCTCCTGGGTGAGCTCGTTCCAGAGATGGAGCCACTCACCGTAGTGCTTGTCAATGCGCTGACCACCGATCTCAATCTCCACGGAGGAGATGAGGTTGTGGCCAGGCCAGTTGAGCCAACGGAACTGGGTGCCAGAGGCATCAGTACCGACGGTGAGGGAGACCGAGGGGAGGGTGGCCTGGAGGTACATACGGTAGATGAGATCACCGTTGCGCTGGATGGTGCAGGTCACCTTCTTGCCGAAGTTGGGGGCACCGTTGAAAGGGTTCTCAATGGACTCCATGGCGAAGTTGGTGTGGCGACGGTACACCTGTTTGAAAACAGTTGTTCCTTATACTTTCATATAAGGCTGGACTTTATCTTAAGCTAGTTGAAAAACTAACCCACTACCATTAAGTCTCTGAACCTTTTCCATAGGGATTCACTATAGATGAATCGCTTTAGGAACTTGGCTGCTGATTATCCATTTCATGTGTGTAAAAGCAAAACCACACAATCATCCAAAAAATTTTCACGATACCCATGTTTAATCATGGCCTGCTGGTCTTTTCAGAGGCAGCATACGTATTTTTGGCTTTAGGAACTTCCAGCAATTTGGAAGTGTTGCACTATAGAAATATAGTACTAGCGCCTGTGGTCGTTGTGATTCCACGAACCGTATTTTATGATGGTTATATCACTTCCCATCAACGGAGCGCTTTTCTACCCTAATCAAAAGGTAATCTGGGGGTTACCAGTGAGATAGACATCCTGTGCACCGTAGGCAACGAGCTGCATAAGGCCACCTGAAGTCATTTTGCTTTTATACCTTACCCCCAGAAAAAATTCTGGAAAAACGTACGAAAGTCGGGATTTTAAAACCAATCCCTATAGTGCGTTCCGTTGATTTACACTATAGGAATTGATTTAATTAGGTGTTTAGTTAATAAATTAACATTTCCTTATAGAATTTCCCTAAGTACGCACATATGGAATATTATTAGAAGGGCCTAAAATGACTCACTCTGCTACACAAATAGAGTATCTCTCACGAGCATGTCAGAACTAAAGCCAAAACGTGTATTTGGTGTACCTGCTCCTGAACCAAAAAAAAAGACATCTGGCTCTGGCTCTGGCTCTGGCTCTGGCTCTGGCACCGGCTCTACCTCTGGTTCTGGCTCTAGCCCCTCTACCGTAAAAGCAAAGAAGGCCGGCGCGGAAGAAAAAACCACACTCGATACAATTCATCAATTTCAAGTTCGGAAAATTTTGACCGAAAAGAATGATTTGGGAGAACTTCAGGAGGAATACGAATCGCTTGTGGAAGAAATAGAACAATCCAGCGATGAAATCGTGCGCGGTCAGCTGGAACTGCGACTGGAAAAGATTCAGAAGTTGATTGAGGAAAAGACGCGCGATGACAACATTTATGACTATTTTCTCAAAACAGGACCCCTCTTATTTGACTATTATGAAATGCAGAATGCGATTTCCAAGGGAGAGAAGAGTGCCTATAGTAAGAAAGTGAAGGCAAAGCCAGGGGATGTCCTAAGTGCATTACAAAAGGCATCAGCACAAGATGCTTCTGAAACTGGAGGAGCATTGATTGGTTTCCAAGAAGAAGGTGCGCACGTAAGCACTATAGAAGATACTATGGAAGCGGGTGCAACTGATGCGCATGCTCAGGCCCAGATGCAAGAACCAGAGACCCTCTCAGACTGGAATGTGAAGGGAAAGGGAAAAGGAAAGAATGAGACACTGCTGGAGAAATATCTCCAGAAAATCAACCCTGCCTATATGAAGAAGACCTCAAATGCATTAGAGGATGAACTCGGCACTTGCCCTGAATGCGGCAAGGAAATGATTTTTGCTGTGAACGATTCCATGTTGTATTGCTCGGCGTGTAATTATAGTGAATTTATTCTCATTGACAGCGACCGGCCGTCATATAAGGACCCTCCTTGTGAATCGTCGTATTATGCATATAAGCGGATTAATCATTTCAATGAGCTACTGGCGCATTTCCAGGCAAAGGAAAATACGGCAATTGATGAGGGGACCTTTGATTTAATTAAGGCGGAACTGAAGAAGCAGCGCGTTGTGGATATGACGAAGCTGACAAATGAGCGGCTGCGTGAGATATTGAAGAAGCTGAAACTGAATAAGCTCTACGACCATACGAATTATATTCTCAGCCGGCTAAATGGAACATCGGCCCAGATTATTGACCGTGATACGGAGGAGAAGCTGCGGCACATGTTCCGTGAAATCCAGCCGTCGTTTCAGAAGCACATTCCCAAGGACCGGCGGAATTTCTTGGCCTATCCGTATGTTCTGTATAAGTTCTGTGAGCTCCTGGAAATGGATTCGTTCCTGAAAAATCTGCAGTTGCTGAAGAATCGCGACAAGCTGTATGTCCAGGATAAGACATGGGAGAAGATATGTGAAGACATGGGGTGGCAGTTTATCCCCACCGTCTAGGGGGATGGGATTGCATTATAGGATTTGATATTAGATACATTCCTATAGTGTTTGCTTTGGGTATGTTCTACATGGGTATGTTGGATACATCGGATTTTCAGAACCAAATCTATGTCTGGCTCTGGGCCCAGGGTCCTGGGTCCTGGTCCGATGTTCCAAAAACCCATGTTCCCATGTTCCCATCTTACAACATACCCATGTAGAACATACCCAAAAAATTGCACTATAGGGATTGTCGGTTTTGACATAAAGAACCATTGCGATGTATATACAAGTCAAACATGGAATACTTGTATATGTTGCTCGGCGACGGATTTGAGTGGGAGGACATGCTTTTGTATAGTACAGAAGCGGATGCAATTGTGGCATCCAAGCGGTACCCACATCGGCGTGTGGAGATTTTTAAGCGGGACGGACATGGGACATACTCCCCAACATACAGTTATATACAGAATGGGGAGTGTGTGAATGGGGACAAGTGATTTATGAACTATAGAAATTATTCCAAGAATGATTCTTATAGTAAAACCTTAAGAAGTGAAGGTCCTAGGAGCGGCGCAACGCTCCTAGAGCTTGGCGCCAGGGAAGCCGACGAGGTTGAAGCCGAGACCGTAGCCGGCACCGCTGCGAGCCGACATACCGATGCTGGGGGCGAAGAAGTCCAGGATGGCGAAGACACCGGCCGCAACGACAGCAAGGGTAATCACCTCATCCATAGGGAGGCTTCTTCGGGGGATGAAGATGGCTGCAACAGCAATTGCAAGACCTTCAATGAGATACTTAATTGCGCGATAGAGAAGTTCCATGATAAATCCGTCGCCGTCCATTTTGATTTGATTCCTTATACCCAGGGCCGAGAAAAAAAGTGCGTAAAGACCGGAGATATTCATCAGTTAGAACACTATAGAAATGAGTGCCGCCGCCCGCGCTAACGCTAACGCTAACGCTAACGCTAACGCTAACGCTAACGCTAACGCTAACGCTAACGCTGATCCTGACTTCCTGGACGAGGACCGTGAGATTCCGAGCCAGCGTTTTGTCCTTCTGAGCTTTCTCAGTCCTGAGAATGTCCTGGAGCGCAAGGACCAGTTCTTTTTTGAGCGTTTCCTGAAGAACTATGAGGTGGAGTGGAAGACGAAGAATCTGGAGAATTTCCTTGCATCCACATTCAACTCCTATAATGAACGTCTTGGGAAGGAGGCCGACAAGCTCTATAATGCCGGTCTTCAGGAGCAGGGTGACATTGTTCTTGCGTCGCGAGTCCAGGTGGCCGATGCGCTGGCTCTGTATGGAGACTTTGTCAAGAAGAATGCGGCGGAGATTAACAAGTCTAAGATTAAGGAGGACTATGAGAATTTCATGTATAAGCATCGTGAGAAGCTGGAGGACGAGTTCTATGCGGCGAATGACTTTCAGACCTCGGTGCGTGGCCTGAAGGTACGTGGGTCGTATCCTACTGCCGAGGAGGCGGCGGCGCGGGCGAAGAAGCTTCAGAAGGAGGACCCCCTTCACAACATCTTTATGGCCGCGGTTGGGAAGTGGCTTCCTTGGGACCCGAGCCCCAGCCAGATTAAGGAGCAGGAGTATGCCAATGATGAACTCAACAAGCTAATGAAGTCGTATAATGAGAACCAGGAGAAGCGCGAGGAGTTCTATGGCCGTAATCCTCATCTTCGCAACACCGGTGCTTTCCGTGAGGGCGGTCCTGCTGCCATTATGGGCGGTGAGTCATCTGCCTCCACTGGCGGTGCCTCTGCGGCAACGGGCATTTCAACCGGCGGAGCCGGTGGTTCCATGTTTGACGAGGTGGGCGACCTGGTTCTCCAGCGCAAGATGGCACATGCCCAGGCTGCTAAGAAGAGCAGCGGTGATGGTTTCTAATAACAAGTTAATTGAATAACCCCTATAGTGTAGCACTATAGGGATTAGTTTTATGTTTTTGGCACACCTTTTTCAAAAAAAGGTGGTTAAAGAATTGGGCTCATTTTATATATAACGTGAAGGCGGTGGAAAATGCAGACCAAAACCTATGATATTAACAGCCACGGCATCTTCGTGTCAAAAGGAAAGGCGCGCGACTTTATAACTCTTGTAGAAGACAACTACGTACCTTATAAAGGAGATACACTTATCTCTATTTATTGTACCAAGGGGTCTATCCATGTAGAATTGGAGGGGGACGTGCCGGCATATCATGGTATGCCGACGGTGCGGTTTTTTGAGGGGGGATTGCCGCTCGTTGGTCAGTATGCGGGAAAAGTATGGGTCCGCAAATCATGTGAAGATGCCTTGGTCTATGCCGTGTTTGAGAACTATAGTGAAGAGGATCGGCGGGACTTGGCATATTATTCGGCGCTCTACGAACAAGAGCTGGGGGTAAAACTGCGCGACCCGCGAGATGGGTCCTTGTATCAAGTGGTGGGTCGGAATGGAGGAATCACGCCAATTTTGAAGCGTGTTGTAGAGTAGCACTCGCGTTAGCACTGGCATAGGCGTTAACACTGGCCTGATTCACAGAAACTGGGGGCTTCACCATAGGGGTCAAAGATGAGGTCCGAACCATTGGGTTTCACGGGGTCCACCGGTGGTAAGTTTGGTTCATCCGTGACGGCACAGAAACCGGCCACACACTTCGTTCCCACGGGACAAGGACCATCCAGCTGTCGGCCACATGATTGAGGCGGTAGCATTTTCTTCGCAAGACGGACCTGTGCAACCTGGCCGGTGAGGGCAAGAACTGCAATAATTACTACAAGAACAATAATGAACCAATTCATTCTAAATAATCCCTATAGTTTAAACTATAGGGATTATTTTATTAAGCGGATTATTAGACTTTACGGACCTGGATGAGCGGCGCATTACGGCGACGGTCCTCGCCAGAATAGAGATTGACGTCCTCTTCCTCCTTGACGCGGTAGTTGACGGCATTGTGCTGCCAGAACTGTGGGGCACCAATACGGAACTCGGGATGCATATCCGCTCTGTACCAGAAAATCATGTCTTCCAGCTTATTGGAACGAGTCGTGTTATTAATCACCAAACACTCATAGTTCTCCGTACACTGACTCATGATTTGGCAGAAGAAGTCAAAGCTGGGAAACGCCGCGCCGAAGTTGTCAAAGATACGTTTGCGGTTATTGATGAAGTTCTCGCGCAAGATAAAGACAAAGTCCACGTTTGTACGAAGAATTGGAGGAATACCAAGTGGGTACTGCATAGTAATAATGAAGAACACTTTCTGATGACGACCGTTCAAGAAGAGGTAGCGAATATTCTTATCGTTAATCCAGGAGTTGTCATAGAGACAGTCATCCATGATTAGGAAGGAGCGTGGGTCCAGGCCGCCACGGGGTACGACTGCCCCAGTCTGAGTGACACCGACACCAGTGGTATCGCGAATCTTCTTGGTAATGAGCTGCTGGCGCTTCACGAAGTTCGCAATCACAGCCGGGCTGTATTCACCGTGAATAAACATCGGCGGAATAATGGAACCGTAGAAGCTGTTGGATTCCTCGGTACCACTGATGACCGTTCCCATGGGTAGGTCGCGGTGGTGCCAGAGAAGGTCGCGAACGAGTGTAGATTTACCGGTACGACGTTTGCCAATGAAGACTACGACGGAATCCTGTTGGACGTCCTTCATGTTGAATTTCCGCAGCTTGACGGACTGGGCGTCCATTTTGATGTGCGACATAGGGTTGTGTTTGACTTAATAGGTTTCATTTTTTCTTTTATGGGTTGAGGGAACGCATATTCAAACTCAAACATCACATTCAGACACCCCCCAACATAAATAAACATACCTATAGTGTTTGTATTAGGACTTACCCTTACTATACACTATAGGGATTCGTGCGTTCATTTATCCACTGGCGGAACATGGCGCCGTCGTTAGGAACTCTCGGCCACAATGCCCCCAAAGAAAACGCAGGCAAAAGCGGCGCCCATTATAAAAAGTCCGGCTTTAAAGACACGT